GTGAAATCCTTTCACCACCAAACGAGACGTTTAGTTATGACTAAGGCTGGACAGGGCAAGACAAGGGCTCTAAAGGCCGTACCAGAGGCGAACAGAGACGAATCGAGATTACACACGGCAATCGATGCGCCAAAGTCTCTAATCGGCTCACCTACGCCAAGAATCCACTCACGACTGAACGATTTGCCGTCTAGAGGCGATGAATTGATTGCATTTGCCGAGATGTGTGGCCTAAATCTGATGCCATGGCAACGCTTCGTCATTGAACACGCACACAAAGTCAAAGAAGATCAACGCTGGGCATCGAGTGAGATTTGCATTGTCGCAGCTCGACAGCAAGGAAAATCGACGCTGCTATTGGTCAGGGCATTGGCCGGACTCTTTCTGTGGAATGAGCCGTTGCAGATTTCATCAGCGCACCGGCTTTCAACTGCTCTGGAGCTCTTTCGCCAGATTGTCAAGATTATCGAGACAAATGCTTTCTTGAAAAAACAGGTACAAGTCATTCGATGGGCTCATGGATCCGAAGAGATTGTCACAATCACCGGCAATCGATACATGGTGCGCGCTAGCAATAATGCCGCCCGTGGAATCAGCCGGCCAGAAGTTGTTTACATGGACGAGCTTTCAGAGATGAAGGATCTTGATGGCTTTGCATCTTTGCGCTATACGATGATGGCATCTCGCAATCCGCAAGTCTGGACATTCTCGACAGCCGGTGATCAAGAATCGGTGGTGCTTAATCAGCTACGCGAGCGCGGAATGGCCGCGGCCGTAAGTGGCACGGACACAATCTGCTATCTGGAGTGGTCTGGATACACCGATGACATTACTGATGAGAAGAATTGGATTGCTAGCAATCCTGCCCTTGGCCATACGGTTCACGAAGATAACATTCGGGCGATTCTTAACGATCCACCGCACATCGTCCAGCAAGAAGTATTATGCCGCTGGATTCATCAGAAAGACGCAGTCATTCCTGCACTTTCATGGAAAGAGTGTGAAGATGAGAGCGTCGAGCTCGATGTCGATAAGCAAACGTGGTTTGGACTAGATCTAAGTCCAGACAGACGCGCGGGAGCATTAGTGGCAGCTCAGAAGCTCGACAACGACACATTTGTGGTAAAGCTACTTAGAACATGGGAAAACTCAATTTCACTCAATGACTTAGAGATGGCCAATCAGATTGCCGATCACTTTCGCAAGTATCCAGTCGAAGTCATCGCTTACTCCAAGAGAACGGCCACAGCCGTTGCCGGTCGCTTAATTCCAGCCGGAATCCCGATTATGGACTTTGATGGCCACAATTATGCGACCGCGTGTGATCAACTACTTTCGGCTATCACATCAAAGCGTCTGCGACACAATGGCAACGAAGAATTCACAAAACAAATGCTCTCGGCCGTGCGATTGCCTCATGGCGATGGTGGCTGGGTAATTGGACGCAGGGCTTCCCAGACGACAGTATGCGCTAGCGTGGCCGCCGCGCTCGCTACATTCTATGCGACACGCCCAGAGACGGAGATAGACATTCTGGTCGGTTAGATGTATACGTAACCTTTACACTTGGCCACATGGGTTTATTCTCGCGCAACATTGAGACGATAGCAGTTGCACCGACTTCGGACATCGAGGCTTCCCTTGCTCCGGTAAATGTAACTAGCTCGCTTTACAATCTTTACGGCGTTGCTGGCATTACTGCGTCGCGCGTTGAATTTATGTCAGTTCCAACGTGCGCCAGAGCTCGCAACATTATTAGCTCATCAGTGGCATCGATTCCGCTTAAGGTTCGCACAAAGGCCGATGGCGCGCGTGTTGAGCTTGTGCCAAAGGTTATCAATCAGCCAGATCCACGCGTTCCCGGATCTGCGACGTATGCGTGGCTGGCAGAAGATTTGCTCCTGTATGGGTACGGGTATCTCAGAATCCTTGAATTATATGCCGACACGTATCGCATTAGAAGCGCAGAGCGCATTGATCCAACACGCGTCACAATTAAAACCAATGCCATGGGAACAGAGATTGACTACTACTGCGTCGATCAAATGCCAGTTCCCTATGAAGGTGTTGGATCTCTTGCAGTTTTCTACGGCAACGATGAAGGAATCTTAAATCGTGCCGGTCGCACAATTAAAGCTGGCGCAGAATTAGAGCGCGCGGCAGTTATGTATGCGCGCGAGCCAGTGCCAACAATGGTCTTAAAATCTAATGGCACAGCACTTCCAGCCGATCGAATTGCAAAGCTTCTGGAGTCATGGGGCACAGCAAGACGCAATCGCTCAACTGCATTTTTAAATGCCGACGTCACTCTTGAGACTTTAGGCTTTGATCCGGAGAAGCTACAACTCAATCAAGCGAGAAGCTATGTCGCTACCGAATTGGCCAGAGTTTGCGGCATTCCGGCTTATTACGTCGATGCCGAATCAGGATCGAGCATGACCTACTCCAACGCCACATTGGCGAGGCAAAGTCTGCTCGATTTTTCTTTGAGATCCATAATGACCAGCATCGAAGAACGTCTTTCAATGACCGGCATGGCAAACGACTTCGTTCCAGCATCACAGGAAGTTAAGTTCGATCTAGATGATTACTTGCGCGGATCTGCAAAAGAGCGCGCAGATGTCTACAAGATTCTCTTTGATATAGGTGCAATCACGTCCGATGAAATACGAATGGAAGAAGAGATGATTCGATGAAAGAAATTAAAGCAACTCCAATAAATATTGATTTTTCAATTAAAGTAACGGCCACAGATTTTCCTAAGCGCGAAATCTCTGGACGCATTGTGACATGGAATGAGACGGGCTCAACAAGTGCCGGTGAGACTTTATTCAAAGAAGGATCGATTACATTTGGCGACACTACAAAATTGTTACTTGAGCATCGCAGAGAATCTCCAATCGGATTCCTTAAGAGTTACCAAGTTGGCAAAGATGGCATCGATGCAGTGTTTTCGGTCGGCAATACAACGGCTGGCAACGATAGTCTGGTAGAGGCCAGCACTGGACTTCGCGACGGATTTAGCGTGGGAGTTATTGCCGAAAAGTACAAGAATGTCGATGGCGTTCTTGTCATTAGTGCATCGATGCTCAAAGAAGTCTCGCTGGTCACAGATCCAGCCATAGCCAGCGCAAAAGTTAGCGTGGCAGCAAGTGAAAATGAAGATTCTGATTCCGATGTGGAAGCAGATGCAATTCCAACAATCGAAGGAGAAAACGAAGTGGAAACCACTCCAACCGTTCCAGAAGTCGCAGCCGAAACGGTTGAGGCTTCCAAAGTCGTACAAAGCGAGGCACCACGTCCGCTTTATTTTACAACACCACGATCACCAGTTATCTCTGGCGGTTCATATTTAGAGCACTCAATCAAGGCAACACTTGGCAACGAAGATTCACGTCAGTACATCAAAGCAGCAGATGATAGCTTTAGTACAAATCCGGGTATGTCGCCGGTTTCTTATGTTCGTGACGTTGCGACAAACACCAACGCACTTCGTCCAGTTATCGACGCATGCGGTGGAACACGTCCATTGAGCAGCTATGGAATGACAGTATCGATTCCTAAAATCACAGCCAATTCGACTGCTGCAACAGTGGCAGAAGGCGGAGATCCAACAGGAACAACTGCAATTACTTCAGCTTACGTCAATGCGACAGTAATCAAGAAGGCCGGATTTCAGCGCTACAGCGTGGAGCTTCTTGACAGATCAGATCCAAGCTTCTATGAAATTATGCTTACAAATCTTCGCGATGCTTACGCTCAGGCTACTGATGCCTATGTAATTGCTCAGATTACTGCTGGCGGAACTCAGGCGACTGCAACTGCTGCCGATTCAGCCGGATTGATTTCATTCGTATCCACAGAATCACCAGCCGTTTACAGTGCAACAAAGCGCACTGCAACATCATTCGTTTCAGGAACTTCCATCTGGGCGACTTTGCTTGGTGCAACTGACACAACTGGACGTCCAATCTACAACGCTCAGCCAACTACAATGAACGCCGGTGGTACTGCAAATCCAACTTCGATTCGCGGGAACGTACTTGGCCTCGATTATTATGTCGACGCCAACATGGTTAACACTTCAATCGATGAGTCAGCATTCATAATCGAGCCACGTTCAATCGAGATCTTTGAATCTCCTGCCCTAACATTGGCCACTAACGTGCCAACAACAGGCGAAATTGAGATTATGCTCTACGGTTACATCGCAGCGCAAGCAACCTTCGCAGGTGGCCTTCGCCGCTTTAACTTAACCTAATCAGTCATGGGCTAGGTGCGCTCCCGTATCTAGCCCAGCAGCTCACGAAAGGAGACAGAGATGCCAGCAATCATTACCGTAGCAAGCCTTCGGACGGTTCTTGGCGTCTCTGTCAGCCTTTACAGTAACGAATATCTTGAAAGCATAATAGATTCAGCGGAGCAGGTAATTCTGCCGCTATTGACTGCAAATCAAAATGCAGTAGCGGCCGTGTATTTACAAAACAATGTCGCCTATTACGTCACACAAAAGCCCAACACATTCGTAGCTGGCCAAAGTGTCGTCGTAACGGGTTGCGTTCCATCTACATTCAACGGCACTCAGACAGTCACATCAAATTATTATGATCCATTCCCTTATCTCCCTTTCGCATATCCGGCGCCGTATTTTTTCTTCACTTCGGCGATTACTAACAGCGACATAACATTCCGTCCGGTCATTCCGGCAGGAGTGGCCTACCTGTCTGGGGCAGACGCGTCCACGCTCTACGCAAATGTCGATGCCGTCGAACAGGCGGTCACCATCGTCAGCGTCGAGATTTTCCAGAGCGTGGTCGCTCCCGGCGGTCAGATTGAAGGTGTGGATTTTCAGCCAAGCCCGTTCAGAATGGGCCGGTCGCTCCAGAACCGTGTCATTGGTCTTATTGGAAATTACGTCGACGTTTCAACGATTGCACAGTAAATGCCAACTCCAACAACTATCGCAGTCAACTGCCGAGGCGTTCTGGCCACAGCTCTAGCAGGAGTGGCTGCATCGGTCTATTCAACAGTGCCAGAGGCAGTCATTCCACCAGCTTGTGTCATCGTGCCAGATTCGCCCTATTTAGAGACGACAACAATCGGTGCTAGCACGGTACGCGTGAAAATCAATTTTATCATTACTGCCGCCGTTGCATATAACAACAATGCCGGAGCACTGGACAATCTTGAGCAGTTAATGATCAGCATCATGCAAGCGATGCCCACTGGATACGTTGTTGGAGATGTACAACAGCCAACAATTCAATCGGTCGGAGCATCGAGTCTATTAGTGGCGGATCTCGCGGTCAGCACTTACTACACACAACAATCAATCTAAGGAGATAAAGAAATGCCAACAACAATCGTCACCGGTCGCGATATCACATTAACTCTTGCGACAGTAAATTATGACGCACAGGCAACAGCGGTCACGCTAGTCAATGCGCCAGTCATCACTACTTACCAGACACTTGATGGAAAAGCCTATAAGCACATCGATGATCAATGGACTCTTAATCTTGAGCTACTTGCAGACTGGGGCGTTGCTTCATCACTCTTTGAGGCGATGTGGACTGCATTCACTTCTGCGCCCAATACTGCATTAGCCTTCACTTTGCTAACTGCCACGGGTGCATCATTTGCCGGTAACGTTTTCCCAGTAGCTCCAACTGCTGGCGGAGCTGCACCGGACGCCCAGACAGACTCTTGGTCAATGCTATGTTCAACAACACCAGTCTTGACAATCAGTTAAACCAAACAGAAACGGGAGCACACAATGAAACTGCCAATCACTATCGAATACACATCAGGCGAGTCCGGTACATATATCGCACACCCACCAGAGTGGGCGAAGTGGGAGATCAAGACAGGTCTGACAATCAGTCAGGCTCAGGAGAAGATGGGCGTGTCCGATCTTCTATTCCTTGCATGGAATGCGATGAAGCGCGAAGCTGGTGGCAAGCCCGTCAAGGGCTATGAAATCTGGTGCGAGACAGTTGCAGATGTGCAGGTGGGTAACAATGACCCAAAAGTCATAGAGCCGGAAGTGTAAGTCGATTATTGGTTGAAGTCGCTATTGCGACAGGCATACCAATGAGAGAATGGATTTCGGCAGACGACATCTTGACAGCGATTGAGATATTGGAGAGAAGGAATGGCGTATAAGGCAACGAAAGGTCAAGGCACATTTCGCATTGAAGTCGAGCCTGTTGCCCTTAAGAATCTAATTTCAACACTTAATCTCCTAGACAAAGAATCACAAAATCGAGTGCGAGATGCTGCCACGCCACTATCAAAGCGACTTGCTGGCCAGATAATGATGTTCGGTCACAGCTCACCAACACCACAGACTGCCCTTGTCCTGCAATCAATTACCACTCCGCGGGATCGATTGATTCGCGTCGATGTCGGTGGCCCGAAAAAGGTTGGCCGTGCCTATGGTGGGCGACCTAGCAAAAGTGGCAAAGGCGCAAAGGTCGGACGCACTCAAGCTCCAGCCGGAGCACTTCTATGGGGGTCAGAATACGGATCCGAACCCGGAGTCGATAGAGCTGGCCGCGCATACACAAATCGCTTTAAGGTTCCAAGACGGCGCGAAGGATATTGGCTCAATCCTGCCGTGGAGTTTTACACTCCCGTTGTTGCTGCAGAGTATATTTCAATAGTTACAGGAATCATTAATGACTTGGAGTTAAACTAATGGCCGGCATTCCAAAGGTAAAGATTACTTTCGATGCCGACTTCGATGATCTTAAGAAGGGCATTAAGAGCTCTCAAACCGAAGTTGAAACCTTCGCCGACAAAGTAGGCGACTTTGGCAAGAAAGCAGCCGTGGCGTTCGGCTTGGCTGGAGCTGCAATAGGTGCATTCGCAATCGCATCGATTAAAGCGGCGGCAGAAGATGAGACAGCACAGACAAAACTTCAAGAGACTATTCGCAACAGCACTAACGCCACAGCCGAACAAATTGCCGGCATAGATAAATACATAACAAAGCAATCTATCGCCACAGCAACGACGGACGATGTTATTCGTCCGGCATTATCTCGCTTGGTTTTGGCCACTGGAAACGTTACAAAAGCACAAGAATTATTATCTTTGGCACAAGAAATAGCTCTGGCCAAGAATAAACCTTTAGAGGCCGTCACAAACGCTCTCGGCAAGGCTTATGAAGGATCAAATACGGCACTGGGTAAATTGGGTCTAGGCATTGACGCTGCAACCCTTAAGACGCTTTCATTCGACCAGACACAGCAATTATTAAACAAAACTTTTGACGGATTTATTGAAAATCAATCAACCACGGCAGCTTTCAAGTTCCAACAAATTACGATTGCAGTCTCAGAATCAAAAGAAGCAATCGGTGCGGCCTTGCTTCCAGTCGTCAAAGAGCTTGCAGATTTTATTATTGTCACAGTGGTGCCAGCCATTGAATCATTCGTTGCAGGATTGACAGGCGAAGATTCTTTGGCCGAAGGACTTAGCGAGTCACAGATAAAAGCCGTTGAGTGGGGCAAGAAGGTCAGAGGCGTAATTAATACCGTCATTGATCTCAAAGAAGAATTGATTGCCGTGGCCATTGTCATCGGCACGGTCTTCGTTGTCTCCAAAATTGCCGCGGCCGTTGCTGGCACAATCGCCCTAATTAAAAGTCTTATTGTCGCTTACAACTTACTTAAAGCATCGGCGTTAGTAGCTGGAATAGCATCAGCCTTTGCACTTAATCCCTTGCTAGGCGTTGGAGCCGTCGCCGTAGCTGCTGGCGTGTTAGCTGCTGCCAATGCTCTAACAAATAAAGACAATATGGCGGCCGATAACTTAGGCATCTCGACAGGATCTATTCCATTTGCTTCCGGCTTTGCGCCAGCATCTAGCGGCGCAAGTAGCGGCGGTGGAATGAGCACAATCACCCAAACAGCAAAGTCAAATGCCGCTGCCGTGGCAAAGATATCCGACTCGGCAAATGCTACTGGCACCAGCTTCTCGACAGCTCTTACTCAATCGGCAGCAATACGCCGCGCAGAATTAGCATCAGGATCAACCATCAACGTCACAGTCAACGGCGCAATCGATTCCGAAGGCACAGCTCGAACAATCGTCAACACGCTTAATGATTCTTACTATCGCGGAACGGGCGGCGGCGGTCAGCTCATAACAGCTCCACAAGGCTTCTTCTAATGACTCAATGGGCTCCAGTCTGGAGAGTTAAAATTGATGGCGCCGATGTCACTGACTCAGTTATTGCCAATCTGACAATTACGTCAGGGCGCACAAATATCTACACACAGGCACAAGCCGGTTATTGCTCCATCACTTTAATTATTTTCGGTCAAGCTGCGCTGCCCTATGAAATCAACAACTCACTTTCCATTGAAGTCCAAGACACATCGGCTGTCTATGTGCCAATCTTTGGCGGCTCGGTCGTGGACATCTCAGTCAGCGTCTCACAGGTAGGCTCTAGTGCTTACACTCAGGAAGTCACCATCACGGCTCTAGGAGCCCTTGCAAGGCTTCAAAAGGCACTCACAGATGGAGTCTTAACACAGGACTTTGATGGCGATCAGATTGAGACAATCCTGCGAGAAGTGCTTTTTGCACAATGGCAACAGGTTCCAGCCGCGCTTCAGTGGAATACTTATGATCCGACAACAACGTGGGCTAACGCTGGCAATACTGGCTACGGCGAGATTGATACTCCGGGCAATTATGAGCTGGCACAAAGAGCATCGGATCGCACAGTGGTCTATGACCTAGTTGCAGCTCTAGCCACATCTGGACTTGGATACCTGTACGAAGATGCTCAAGGCCTTATCTCCTACGGTGACTCTACGCATCGAACAACTTATCTAGCACTTAATGGCTACACCGATCTCACAGCCAATCAAGCTCTAGGCCAAGGAATAACCATAAAGACTAGGGCGGGAGATGTCCGAAACGACTTGACCATAAAGTACGGCACAAACTCATCAAACGAAGTCAGTGACACCGATGAGGCATCTATTGGGCTCTACGGAGATCTTGCCCAGATCATCACGACAACCATTAAACACGCAGCCGATGCAAGTGATCAAGCGGCATTTTATCTAGCCTTGCGCGCCTATCCACAGCCAATCTTTGACTCAATCACCTACGCGCTAACCAATCCAGAGCTCGACAATGCCGATCGTGACGCTCTCATCAATATCTTCATGGGTCAGCCCATAGCACTTAATGACCTGCCGCCGAATATGTCTGCCGGAGTCTTTCAGGGCTTTGTCGAAGGGTGGACATTCCGCGCATCGTTTAATGAGTTAGCAATTACCCTTCTTATGTCGCCACTGGCCTATTCACTCCAAGCCATGCGATGGAACGACGTGCCAATAGTTGAGCAGTGGAATACCGTGTCGCCGACTTTGACGTGGGAATATGCCACAATAGTCTCATAATGAAAGGGAATTTGAATGGCTAATCCAACAACAAACTATGGCTGGCCGATGCCGACCAGCACCGATCTAGTTACCGACCTGCCAGCCGACTTTGCTCTCTTTGGCCAACCGGTCGACACATCTCTCAAAGCTCTCAACCCAGAGACAACTCTTGGAGATATTGCTTATCGATCATCTACATCAAATACCAATACGCGTCTAGGAATCGGATCTACATCACAAGTTCTTACGGTTGCAGGTGGCGTTCCTACTTGGGCTACACCTAGTAGCGGCGCTATGACCTTAATCCAGCGAAGTACCTTTTCTAATGTTGCAAACACATCGACAACCTTTGATTCAGTATTTTCAACAACTTACGCAACTTATAGCATTGTGATTGAAAATTGTACTGCTACAACGGCAGGGGATAATTTACAATTTCAATTTAGATATGCAGGACCAACTACACAGGCAACCACTAACATTTGGAGTAATTACACAACAACAATTTATAGCGGTGCATTAGCAATGACTTTTGGCAACAACACAAGCGTCATTGAATTAGCTCAGGATACAGGAAGTTCAAGCGAACGCTCAACGGGTCAATATTGGATTAACGATTATCAGACGAGTTCGGTTGTGGCTTTATTTGGTACAACTATCGTTCGCAACGCTGTAAGTGGGGTGCAAGTTTACGCATACCAGTACACGGCTCGCACCTACACAGGCTTTATTTTATCTTCATCATCATCAAACATTAGTGGCACAGTTGCAATCTATGGATTGGCGAAATAAAAATGACAACTAAAGAAGATATGATTGCAATAATTAAGGCAGAAAATCCAACGCTGCAAGTCGGTAATGATGACGATGGCTATACGCAATTATCTGCAACCGATTACGAAGCAACGATTGCAAAATGGGTAGATGCTCGCTTGGCAAAAGAGGCAAAAGCGGCAGAGGCCGCGCAAGCCGCCACGGACAAAGCTGCGCTCTTAGCCAAAATGGGCTTAACGGCCGATGAAGCCAAGCTTCTCTTATCCTGACGGCACTGCCGCGCGGATTATTGAAGTTGCACTGGCCGAAGTTGGCACAGTAGAGACTGGCGATAATCTGACAAAGTACGGCAAATTCACAAAGGCCGATGGTCTGCCATGGTGTGGATCATTCTGCAACTGGGTATTTGATCAAGCTGGCGTAAAGATTCCATCGATGGTTTCAACGGCTGCCGGTGCTCATAAGATGAAAGAGCTTGGCCGATTCTTTGAATCCGCGCCAGCGCTTGGCGACTTGTGCTTTATGGACTTTCCACATGATGGCATTGATCGGATCTCACATATTGGCATCGTGGTCAAGGTAGGCCAGAGTTCGGTGCTTTGCATTGAAGGCAACACGTCCGGCGATGGAGATCAGCGCAATGGCGGCATGGTTATGCTCAAGCGCCGCTATATTGGCAAGGAGATAGTGGGTTTCGCTCGCGCTCGATTGGTCACTTATGCAGGAGACTATCCAGTGGTCGAGCCACTTCCACAGGCAAAGCCGAAAAAGGAGAAAAAGAAATGACACAATTTAAGGCAATCGCGGCATCATGGGTTAGAAGCTCAGTTGCAGGAGCTCTAGCCGTATATCTCACAGGCAACACAAATCCAAAAGATTTAGCGATGGGGCTAGTGGCTGGCATTGTGCCAGTATTAGCAAGATGGGCTAATCCGAACGACATTAACTTCGGCCGCCAGAAGTGAACGTAGGCGAATGGACGGCGGTGGGTGGGCTTGTTATTGCGGTGCTCACTGCCATCTATTCGTCGATGAGATTCATGGTGAAGTCGATCATGCGAGAGTTACAACCCAATGGTGGCAACTCACTTAAGGATCAAGTTTCTCGAATTGAGCAAAGATTGGATCAACTAATGCTGGAGATTGCTCTCAAAAAGTAGACACGCCGAGAGGCATTCTTGCCAATGTCAGCCATTGATGTCACTCTTCTTCTGGGAGCATAGACAAGGCTCTCACGGGAGCAAAAAATGAACGAAGCATCAATTATCATAATGATGGGCATCGCTGGATTCTTATGGGCGGTGGCCGCGTACACAGTTGGAGTCAAGGAAGGCGAGCGCAAGGGCTATGCCAGAGCTCGAGCATTAGCACGTCACGCATCATCTAGGGAAGTGACTCAATGAGCTTCTTGGATAACTACGAAGATGTGGCAACACGCATTCAGCGATTCTGGGCTACACACCCAACTGGCAAGATCCACACATCAATTACAGACATCGACATCAAGGCCGGTTATGTCCTAGTCGAATGTCGCGTCTATCGAGAGTTTGAAGATAGTGAGCCATCTGGCATCGACTTTGCATTCGGCAACGTGGAGACCTATAACGTCCAGATGAAAAAGTGGTTCGTCGAAGATACGGTCACATCGGCCATCGGACGCGCAGTCGGTCTAGTGCTAGGGGCAGATAAGCGGCCAACAGCTCAGAACATGTCACAAGTCGAGCGAGTAGATCCAACAATCGTTAAGTCATCGGCCGATGATTATGATCCTTGGACTGGCATGAATGCAGTTAAGCCAATCGGCGACGTGATTCCTGGAGTTGCAGAAGCTCTACTACCTAATGCAGTAGTGGTTAATCCTTTAGATCCAACTCCACGATGCACACATGGCTCGCGTGTCTGGAAGATGGGCGAAAAAAATGGCAAAGCATGGGCTCATTACAAGTGCCAAGAGGCAAATCGAGCCAATCAATGCGCTCCAATCTGGTATGTGGTTGGTAGCGATGGCAAGTGGAAGCCTCAAGTCTAATGGGCGAGATTGAGATACACACAGCCCAAGGCTGGGTCAAGCTTGATGACATCATTCAAGGTCAAGAGACCTGCACAGTTTGCTTAGCCGTAGAAGGTGCAGAAGGTGCTGGCTATGTCAAGTGCGACCCACCGGAGCTTATGATCTACCTATGCCGAGCGTGTAGGCCAGAATGATCAAGATGCACATGAGTGCCGCCGATGAATGGGCTATCCACGAAAGGGCATCACACGTTGTCTTTGCTACCGATGGCAATCTAGGCACCGTTCAGTATTACAACAAGCTCAACAACTTTGAGCGCGTGGTCGAATACGCCGAATCCATAGCTGCCGAGTTATGCGTGGCGCGCTACTTTGGACTCGACTTTGACATCAGCGCATCACAGGGCAAGCGCAACGCAGACGTTGGCAAGGGCATAGAAGTCAAGTGGACGGCCTACGTTGGCGGCAATCTAATCATTAGCCCTGCCGATCGTGAGAGCGATGTGGCAGTATTAGTCGTCGGAAAGTCTCCAGAGTATTTCATCGCTGGCTGGCTACCGGTGAGCTTTGCAAAGCGCAAGCGATTCAAGAATCCACGTCAAGATACTTGGTGGGTTGATCAAGGCAATCTTAATCCCATCGAAAACCTAACTCGGAGTGAGTATGCAGCGACTGCAATTTGATTGCCCTATCTGCGCCAAGCTCTACGGAGACGGGCGAAAGATGCATGGGCTGACCAAAGGTGCCGAATTGACGCTCAATGAGTGGTTTGCTCAATGCTCTGGCTGCGGTGCATTTAGCATCAAAATCATCGATGATCAGATGGTCAATGGTCAATGAGTGAGTCAATTCCAGCACTTTTCAACGTAATCAATGAAAGTTTAACCAGCAATGATTATTACACGCCTCAATGGTTATTTGATGTTATGGGATTAGAGTTTGATATTGACGTAGCTGCGCCGCCACATGGCATTCCTTGGATACCATCAAAGCGATGGTTCAGCCAAGCTGACGATGGATTGGCTCAAGATTGGGGCGGCAGCCTTGTATGGATGAACCCACCTTTCAGTAATGCTTCACCATGGGTCAATAAATTCATAAATAATGGTAACGGAATTGCGTTAGTACCTGCCTCACGGACTAAATGGTTCAATCAATTATGGCTTAAATCTGACGGAGTTTTAGCGACTCCAACAGATTTTAGATTCGTAAGACCGGACGGCAAATTGCAAACCATAATTATCCAAACCTTCCTGTTTGCATTTGGTGAAATAAGCCTTAAAGGCATAAACAATGTTGGTCGTGTGCGATGAATAGTTATCCACAAGTAGTATCCACAGGCTGTGGGACTCGCCCAAGATGACGCTCAATGTTGCATGGTATTTGACTGGGGGGGTACGCTCCATACTCGCTGGCGAGCCGCTGAGGCGGATAGCTCGCAGGCGAAGTCTGGTGCTATTGGCAGTGCTATGTGTTGTTGGCACAACACCAGCGAAAGCAGCAACAGACATAGATAATTTGAAGCTATATGCACATTCTAGGATTATCAACTATGAGCAGTTTAAGTGCTTTGATGCGTTAATAACTAAGGAAAGCAACTGGCGAGTAAATGCTAAGAATGGATCTCATTACGGTTTAGGCCAGATGCGTAATCCTAAGTATGGCAAGCTCGATGGGTTCACTATGGTGGATTGGTCGATTCGCTACATTACGAAGCGTTATGGTTCGATGTGTAATGGCTGGAGATTCTTCAAGGCAAAGGGCTATCACTGATGGGAACGAGCAGACACGAGAAAGTCTATGGCTCGGCATGGCGCAAGATGCGACGTTATATCTTGGCTCGTGATAATTTTACGTGCCAGTATTGCATGGCACCAGCTAATACAGTTGATCACGTTGAACCGGTGAGCAAGGGCGGAGAGATATTGAACCCAGAGAATCTAGTCGCTGCGTGTACTTCGTGTAATTCAAGGAAGCAAGATAAGTCCAGTGCCTTTTTTTATAAGCCTAATCCCACCGCCATGCTCTCCCGTGAAATCCTTTCACCACCAAACGAGACGTTTAGTTATGACTAAGGCTGGACAGGGCAAGACAAGGGCTCTAAAGGCCGTACCAGAGGCGAACAGAGACGAATCGAGATTACACACGGAAATCGATGCGCCAAAGTCTCTAATCGGCTCACCTACGCCAAGAATCCACTCACGACTGAACGATTTGCCGTCTAGAGGCGATGAATTGATTGCATTTGCCGAGATGTGTGGCCTAAATCTGATGCCA